CTCTGCGCTGCTAAGATCTTCTGCCATGTCGTTTCCGTCCAAGCTGCAATTCGGATAGACAGTGCCATCCCATGGATCTGTGAAACTGAAACTCTCCGCCGCCCCGCTCTGGGTCCGGAAGAATTCCCGGAGCATATGCAACTCGGTTTCGTCCAGTAGGCTGAGCTGAATAATCCAGCGTCGCAATAACGTTTGGTAGCCTCGAAACCTTTGCTCGGAGCCGTCTATGAAGCGCACGATCTCCGTCGAGAATCCAGTCGCTCTTTGTGCCGGATATTGCAGCGTTGCGCCCGTCTTTAGACTAGGAAAGTTACTCACGTTATAGATCCCCGATGACGTCGCTCAGCGAATGCGAGTTAAGCAGCGCGGATTTCACCGCATTCGCGATGTCGTCACTGTGGTCCAGGAACGACTGGCTGTCCATAGCATTTACTTGAACCGTTACTTGAGGCGCCGAATTCGCGGACTGAATCCGCGGTTGTCCGGTTTGCCCGGAGTCAACCGGTGCAATTTGCCCGCTTCCTGTAAGTCCGGCTTGATAGTTAACCGCCGGCGGTAGCATAAAGGGCGTTGGTGCGGTCAAGTTTTGGGTGCTGCTGCCGCCGAACAAGCTAATCAGCCCGCTGATGATTGGAGACAAGCCCGATCCCAGAATGCTGGACGCGATCCCTCCCAACGTCCCCCCGGATTCACCTCCGCTCCCTTTCGTCGTGGTGCTCTGCCCCAACGCTGTTGTATTGTCTTGGGTCGCGCTGATCTCTGATTGCTGAACTGAGGCCAGATTTCCAATTTGCTCGGTTAGGGTTGATAGCCCGTTGTTCACGTCCTCTAGCGATCCTTGAGTTACTCCAGGCAACGTCCCGCCGGATAAAGTTCCCGTTGAGGAACCGTTCGATCCGCCCGCGCTCCCTCCAACCGCGGAAGTTACAGCCAGTTCCTGCAGCACCTCTCCAGGCGAGCGGCCTGATGTCACGCTCCGCGGCAGCAGGTTCTCGAGCTCACCTCGGCTCATTGTGCTTCTCCGATCTCACTTCATTCTCCAAAACAAAAATTGCCTCCACCACACGCGCGGGCAATCGGTACATGTCAGGTGCTCCAATAAGTTTCCACGCGTGGAATTCCTCCAGCAACGCAACGCTTTCAGGCGTGATGTATGAGGTCGGGCAACTAGCCACAGCAATCTGTCCTCGTGCCCAAATCACTTCTGGCGCTCCGGACGCGGATTCATCTAACCATCCGCATCGCCGTTTTTTTTCCAAGCCGCTCTTGCGGCAGGTGTCGCATTTCCACGCGGCTTGATTGGCGAACTGGAAATGGAATGCGACTATCAGTTTTTTCGTTCGCCTTCGCTGAGCCCGCACTGCTCCTTGATGGCGCCGACGATTTCCCGCGTCAATTCATCAGGACCTCTTTCCAGCAGCGCCTGCGTGGTAGCTGTTTCGCCGTCGATCGTCAAACCGGCGATGCTTACCAACCCCCACGACAAATACATCGCGTCAACCTCTTGCGCCAGAATGCTTCCTTCGATCTTCTCCTCTAACTTGCTTCCGGCTTCCAGAAACTCAGCTTTGCGGCTGATCTCGCGCGCCCGCCTGCTCAATTCCATTCGGCGCCCGAACGAGATACGGTTGATAACGAACGTCACCGCCGGCATCGCTTTCGAACGAACCATTACCACGCTCTCGTACGACTCGCTCGCGCGAACTTCGCCAGCCACACGGCTCGTATGCTCACCCCTACCCGAACGCGACAAAAAGTTCATCATCTACACTCCCCTGCGCCCGGCAGTTCGCAAATTGCCACTGCTGCCGTGTCTCCGCGTCACTAAACTCGGGCACCTCGGGAATTACACTCTTCATGTAAATGCCGAACAGTTGCCCTTGTTGCTGGCCAAGCTGAATCATTACACTGATGGGTGATCTCTGACGCGCCGCCTGGTAAAGAGCCTGCGTCGCCGCGTTGTCCTGCTGGTACAGACTGAAGTCCAGAGTTACAGTACGCAGCCCAGGCGAAATCGCAGACGGTAAAATCGTCCCAAACTCCCGCTCCCGAAGATCCACGTTATTGTCAAAAGTAATTTGAGCCGCTGTTAGAGTGAAGAAACGGTTGGGCACGCTACCTATCCACACTTGACCTAAGTGACCGGGGATAATCGAATAATTGAGCGGAGCCACGGTAGGCTCTGCGGGAAATGTTGTAAGTCCCCCTTGACCACTTGTGAAACTCGACGTGTCCAGCACATCCTGAGCTGGTCCCGAGAAATCGAATTCGTGAAAATCTCCGTTAACCTTTAACGTCAGCTTGTCGAGTGCCGCGCCGGAAAGAATGCGCTGTACGGCTGTTCCTGGGCTCCAGTAATCGAAGATCGTAAGACTGTTGAGAACTTCGGCGGGTTGATAAGCGGCCGTCGGGCCAGTAGCCGAACTCGAAGCCGGTGTCACTGTGAAAGGGGCCTGTAACTGCACCGTAAAGTTGTCCACAACCGCGGAAACGAAGCGTATCTCGCCGCCGCTTGTAACCGCTTGTCCGGGAGATAGCCCGTGGGCGGCCGCGAATGCCACTTGTGACGTGCTCGGCGTCCCTGCCACAGTTCCGCCTCCGGAAAGCGCGGTCGCGCTGCCCAGACAAGCTTGAAACAATGGCCCGTGTGCCGGAGCTGCCGTCTGATCCGCCCAGTTCGACATATAACTCTTCAACGCAAAACTGGTGTCGGTGCGCAGACCGCTCGGGTTGCCCAAAAAAGTTCTGGATCCGGTCTTGTCTTTGCGTTGGACCTTCTCAGGCTGCTGCTTTATGGTAAGGCTCACTGCCGGGATTCGATTCGCGGCTACTACCGTGGCCGCAATCCCGTAGGTCTGCTCCACTGCGACGTAGTAACGATTGTCATTCGATAATATGTACGACATATGTGATGTGTCTTTCGTGAACTCTTGAACGATTGGTTATGTTGCCGCTTCGAGGAACGTTGTTCAGCTCTCAGTCTGGCGAGTCCGCACTGATATCCAAAACAAAAGACACCTTCGCGATCTGTATGAAGTTACGCCCACCCTGTTTCACGCCGCCAAATGCGACCTCATATTTGCCGCTGTAAAAGACGCCGTCACCCCAGTCCCCACGGTTGCTGTCCAGCACCTGCGTAATTGCGTCAACGTACAATTGAGACTGCATCCCAACGTCTTCCAAGCGATCTTGCGAAATTCGCGCTTCAATTACCATGTCTGCATTCCCTGAAAAAGTCCGAAACTTCTCTCGCAATACGTTCGCAATCTTGTTGCAGTAGGCACATACAATCGGATACTTGACAACAGTGCTGTGCTCCGCTAGATCAGGCGGAACGTTTTGAGCGATAACTTGTTGCGAGGCAATCGCGGGCAACGTGATGCTCTGCTCGGCGGCAAGCGCCGCCACGGTATCCGGAACGCCTCCGCTTGCCAGGAGAATTCCCACTAACTTATTTGTGCTTAATGTACCAATTTGCAGCACTCGCCTAGCCCCTTTCAATCAGCCGCTGATCTATCAGAAACCAGGTTGGCTGCTGACCCCGGCCCGCAGGAGCCCCTGCTTGCAGCGCCGCCGCTAACGTCCACGTATTACCAATCGCGATTGGGCTGCTGTTCTGCAAGCTCGTCGCCTCCGGTGCTTCCCCAATGTACGCATTCCAACCCGTGGCATTCGCTGGCGGATTAACTGCGGCCACCACCAATTGCTGCCCTGTGGACGTTGTGAGCTGAGCAACCTCGCTGGCGCTCCCAGATTGCCCCGCCTGATTCACCCACGCAACCGCCACATAGTACGTTGCGGCCGAGCCGCTTCCGAAGATGGTAGTTAGTACGGGAAGAGCGGCCTTCGCGATAGGTCCCGAGGCCAGTCCCACGCCTATCTGAAAGTAACTCTCTGCGGCGTCCGCGGCGAGTTGTTCATACTCGGCCCACTTTCCCTTATATCGGTCGTTTAATTGATTGTTGTACGCGTCCCGATACACCAGCGCCAAAGTCTTAAGGGCATGCCACCGTCGCAGGGGATCAGTAACAACTACGTCACCCACACCGATGGTCTGCCGGTAAGTGACGGTCCACAGAACATCCGGCTGACGGAATCGCCGCAGCAGAAACAGGATCAGCTCCGACGCAATCTCGCCTTGCGCCAGTGCGCCCTTTCCCGCCAAATCAATCTGCTCGGTATTGGCAACCGTGAGAATGGCGTTCTCGTAGTTTTGAAGGTCAATCGCTTCGTTGATCGGTCCATCCGTAAACAGGGCCATGGGGTAACCAACCGTCAGCGCTTCTCCGGACGCGAAGCGTTCTTGATAGCTCGAAAGTCAGCCTCCGATACCACGTTCACTTGGATCCTCTGTGCCACTGCCCGTTGCTCTGCTTCTTGCCTGGCCTGTTCCACCGCACTGCGGTGCTCTGCTACCTCTTCGGCGCTGGCCAGGCGCGCCCGTCCTTCCACGATTAATTTCGCGGCGATGCCTCGCGGCACCTCGGATTTTTGTCCCGCGCGTCCGCCGTCCGGAGTCTCGTGGCTGACTACCAACACGTGTGGATCGGTAATTTCCTGCTCGATCTTCCGCAGCTTCTGATAGAACAGTCGTAAGTCCATGTTTCTCCCTTGGGGTGGCGCAGGCGCTCTCGCCTGCGCACTAGTTGGCACACAGCTCCTGTCGCGTCCTAACTATCCACTTGCACGCCGAACGTGTTGCGAAGCACCGCCACTCCGTACAGCACATCCACGGTGAATTGCTGCGCTAGGGTGTTTGGTTGATAGCTCATAACCACACGCAGTCCGAAGTTCCCCATTTCCGCGTACTCCGCAATGGCGCCAGTTCCCGGCAGTGGCTGAGGCAGTCTGCGGATCACTAGTCCGATCCCATCCCGCGCAAACGCCAGGTTGTGAGTAGTTACGGGCCCGCTGCCAGTCTTGGATACCAGCTGCGACCGGAAAATGAAGAAGTCCTTCAACTTGCCTACGGCGCCATCTATCAGCGCACGAAGTCCGGCTTCTCCCGCCGAGTAATATTCGCTGAATCGCGGAATCTGTCTCAACGCCGAGTAAGTGACTGGATCCACGACCAGGTACTTTCCAGCACTGGGCGGCACCATGGCCTCGAACAAGGAAGTCTCAGCTTGGTCTATCGTCGCCTCAGTGATAGCGATCCCCGGCAGGCCGACTACGGTGTTCGCCGTGAATTGCGAGTATAGGCCTAGAAGGTCCGACTCGATTCGCTCAGCTAAAGCCACTACTGCCGGCTGCATGTATAACCTCAATAGATCCGGTACCGCGAGCACTTTGGTCACGTCCGGGATCTGAAAGGTCGCCTCCGCGTGGGTATTCAACACGATCTGTGCGTTTCCTAGGTTCGGGTTCTGAGTCTGAACCGTGCCTCCCTCCGCGATGTTATTAGCCACCAGAACCGCGGGAATCGGCACGTTCACCGTGTCCCCGGAATGCGCCAATGTCGGCTCATAATCCCGGTTGACTAAGTTACCCATCACCAAGTTGGTGACAAGCGCTGGTAATGCGTCCACTGCAACTAATTTAACAATCGCAGTTGCCACATTTGCTGATGTAATTGTTGGCATCTTTTCTTCCTTTTCTTGTTGCTTTCACTCTATTGCCCGGAGTTGCTCGTCTTTCGGACTGCTCCCCCAGCGCCTCTCAAAGACCTCGCATCGCCTGGCTCGCCACCCGTGCGATCTCCTGCCGGGCCTTGTCCAAATCCTCAGCGCTCATCCCCGGCCGGATTTTATCCAAATCAATTCCGCCCCCACCCGACGCTATTTTGGGCGCTGATCCCATCCCTGAGCCGCCTGTGATTCGCGCCGGCAGCAGCTCCGGATTCTCTTGGACGAACTGCGCCAAATACTCCCGCACTGGAACCTCGCCCTGCCCTCCCTTCGCAGTCAGCCGCCCGTCTTCTCCGCGCTGGATGTCGTCTTTCACCGCACGATAGGCTAAATCGACTTTGGCGACGCCAAGCCGCTGCAACTCCGTCCGAATCGACACGCTGCGCTCAGCTTCTTCTGCCATCTGCCGGCTGCGCTGGTTTTCCTGAACCAGGTCGTTCATCCGCCGCTCTAAGTCCTCACGCCGTTTGCGCTCATCCAGCAACTCAGCCTTGTAAGCCGGCTCTGCTTTGCTTTGTTGGGTGCGCACAAATTCCTCGATCACCCCTTGAATAATGGGGCGTAAATCCGTGACATCCTTCTTCGGCTCTTCCATAAACCTCCTACTTTTTAGCTTCCACAACCCGCCACTTACAGCTCCATAGCCGTACCTTTACCGAACCGCGACCGTGAGGGAATCAATGCCTTCTCCACACTCTTAACTCTGTTGATCGATTTCCCGCCCGATCCTGTCTTTCACTTCCTGCCTCACGTCACACAGGAATTGGAACGCCAGCTTCTTGAACACTTGCTTCTGCAGCGTTGGCGACTTGATTCCTAACTGCAAGAGTCTCTCCGCGTCATCCAGTTCCGTCCCAAAGTCGCCGATGTCAAATTCGTCCATCCCTGAGACATCGATGCTCAAGTCGTCTTCCCGCGCGGCTTCAATCGCTCGCAGCACCCGTTTTATGGCTTCCTTCACCGCATCGCCGTAGGCACGCAGCACTTCCTGCGTAATCGCGTAGTCTCTTTGTTTGCTGAGCCCCGATTGCGCCGTGCTCCCCGATAGCGCCGCTCCCGCGTGCGTGACATGACAAACGCGGTAAATTTCCTCCTGCAGCCGCGCCAGGTTGTCCGCCGCAATTTGGTAAACGTGGCCCTCCGGTTCCGTCCATCCAAACCGGTCCTGGGGACCGAGTTGGATGTAATAGGACTCGCCCATCACTTGGTTCCAGTCCCGTTCGGAATACACCACCGGCATGGCGAACAAACCCATTGTCAAAGCCCACCCAAGGGCATTCGACTTATTAAAGTGTTCCAGCTGCAGTGATCCGGCCTTATTCACCAACCAAAGCCCTTCCGAAACTCGCAGCTCCACTATCGGGACTCTCGCCTGCTTCGCCAAGCCGTGCCGGCCCTCCGACACAACTTCGATGTGGCCCCGCTCCGATCCCCGCTCCCACTGCTCGTAAATCCGGTAGTTTTCTTTGTCGTAATAAACCCAGCGTGTTAACTTCACCCATGCCGGATCTTCAATCTTTGCCTTCTTAAGGCTCTGCGTCCTGAGCACCACCCACTGATAATGGCCATGATCGTCGTAACTCCAGTTGATTAGTTCGTCCGCGGAGTAACTGACCAAGTACGCTCGCGACGCGCCGCGCTCATCCTCCTCGGCGCGCGTTCCAGCCGGACTCCCCATCCGCGGAAAGTCGATCAGGACAAAACTCTTTCCACTAACCAGCGCCTCAATGAACTGCCTCCGGAAGAACTCCGAAAGGTTGGTCCCCTTAAGATCGCAATCCTCGGTAAATTCACCGAAAAAACTCTTCGCGCGCTCGTTCTTCCCTTCAAACTCCAATACTGGCTCCCGCCGAAAAAGCGTCGCCGTGTACCAGTCGACAATTGAGCCAATGTAATTTTCATAGAAGCTTCGGCTCAACCTCTCCGCATACACATCGCCCGGTTCCTTTTGGCGGCGCACCAGGTACCGGTCGGCATTCATCTTGAATTGCTCTCCGCCCGCATATAGGTCCCGGTACTGCTGCCACATGGCTCGCTTATTCGCGAAGTCCGGATGCTCGTGATTGATGTCGAAACTCGTGCTGCCCTTGTTCATCTCGTCCTGTGCTCGCTAAATAGCGTCTGCTAAATCAGCCGATTGCCTTGCTCCCCGAATACCACCGTCTGCCGGTACTCCTGCCAGATCAAATAACCCAGCGCGTCCGATAAGTGGGTCCGGCTAGGATCCTTGTCTTTATCAATCACTCCACTGTCAGGCTTGAATGTCACTTCTTCAAAATCCATGATCAGAGCCTTACATCGCGGGTCAGTGAATAAGCTCACTTCCTCACCCGCCGAGAACAGCTTCGCGTTCACCATCGCTACTCGCTCCCGTACGCTCGGGTTACTTGCCGGAACTCGAAACTTGAGACCCCGATAAGCCGTTTGCCGGAAATATTCCTTGATGATTTGATAGTCCGTGGTTCCGGCCGTCTGTAACCGCTGTCCCGACGCGTCGCCGTAAATCACGATTCCCGCTTGATGATTCGGGTACCTCTCGTGGAACTCCTGGCACGCTTCGGTAGTGCTGGCCCGGCTCAATACGATCTCGTCCAAAACCCGCACCTCGTCTCCGTTTCTTTGCGCAACGATCGAGCTCATTGGATCCACGTTGAAATCCAGCGCCCAAAACAGGGGCAACCTTGGATCAACTTCCATCACCTTCACATTCCGGGTCCGGCTGAATCCCCGGTAAACCACACCGGCTTGGACGTTCAAGTACTCGCCCAGCACTTCTTGTTCAAAAAACTTCTGGTCGTAGCTGCTCTTCAGCCGATCGTAAAAATCCGGCACTTTGTCCAGGACGTACCGATTCTCGTAAGCCTGCGCGAGAACCACTTCGTAGCCGTCCACGCGGTCCCGAATAAACCGCCGATGCACCC